AATGTATCGGGAAAAAGACCTTAGTGAGATTTCTCTCTAAAACCAAGGTCCGAGATCGTACCACCGCTGACACAAGCTATTAACCAGCTTGAACTTAGTCCGACCGTTTAAGGGCACTGCGTTGCGCCCTTCTACGGAAGAAGAACTAAGAAAGCTAGCTATCGCTTGTAGCCTGTGATGGCGTTCTCCGGCAGGTCTTTCGACCTGTCGTAGCAAGATGTCAGCTAAATGTTCGCGGAAACCAAAGTCTAGGTCGACGCTAGCACGAAGCTGCCAAAGAGCGGCTAGTAAATAGCCGTTCGTATCATCTTGGTAAGTTTTGCTTACCTCCACCACGTTCCGTACACGGTAACCTTCTAAACCGTGCCGGGCGCGGCTAGGGGTAGCTTCATCCAAGCTGCAAATGAAGCCACCATCTCCTAGATCATTCGGAATCTTGAACCGATAAGGCTCAGGACACGAATGGTAAAGGAGCTCAAACACCTTACGAAGTCTCGCATCACAGCCATAACGTAAGTTATTGCGATGAGCTTGACGACGAACGGCGTTTGCTAGGCGATAAATCGCTGGAACAGATGAAATTCTATCTTTAAGATAGATTGGCTTGACATCAATGCCAGAGACGAAATGAGCTCCGCAACTTTCGCGAAACGCCGAAGAGTAATGACTCTTTTTGACGTTAAGTCGAAAGCCATAGAACTCAAGCATCTCTGAGAACACCTCAAAGCACGCGGTTGGCAACACGACATCGTCGCCGTACGCGCTCACGTCAGAAGAATCGACGTGAAGATATTCTGCGCAGCAAACAGCAACTGCAAAGAATATCAAAGACTCCAACTGGAAGGTGAAGCCGTTCCCCATACTGGAGAACTTCTCCCACTTCTTGAAGGAGCCGCCTTGAGTGCCATAATGAGATCGACAAGCATCCATAAGCAAGTACCATCGGCGAGGAAGTAATTCCTCAACGACAGAACTTGCAATGGAATCGCTAGCAGAAGAGAGATCAATAGTCGCAAGGTGGGAAGTAATACTCCCAATCCTAGCGAGTTCTTGATTCCTCGACTGAAAGCGTAAGTCGACCCCACACCGACGGAGACGCATACCAATCATATCGCCTACAGCTTTTTGAAACCAGAGATTTAATCCGGGTTCAATGGCAATAACGCGATTGGTACTTGCATCCTTCGGCACGGTGATCACCTTATTACCTACTTGAAAGTCAGGAAAACCCGACTCAACAAGTTGGGCGGCCCAAAGAGGATACGCTCTCTCTAGGATCTCCCACGGTATAAGGTTGTACAGATCACGTGTTATTCCGGTTTCACACCGGAACTTCTTGGCTGGACTGGCGTCCCTACGCTTTATCAACGTAGAGGCACCAGGACCCCAGTCAGGCATCGAGAACAATTCCTCCGCTGAAAAGTCGCCGAGGATCTTCGCAATTTTACGTGTGACTGCGTGATGCAGCCAAACGGCACGACCAGAATATTTCGGGTCGAGCTGCGGAGCCCTAAAGCGACGATTCGTTTGCTTACATAGAAGTTCAAATTCATCGAACTTCTTAAAAGCAACCTCGTTAAGATCATAGTCAAGGGATAATCCCTTAAACTTTGATAAGAACTTGGTAGCCGCGTAAGCATCCCTCAACGCTGGAGTAGTTAAATAATCCAGTGGATTGAACTCTAGCTTCGATAGCTGCTCATGCTCTCCATTTCTAAAGAGGATGAGCGCAGTCAAAGCGGAGGACAATCAAGGGAGGAGTAATAAGCTTCGATTGCCGAAAGGGTAACCCTTTCAGGAACACGGTAGCTTGCGATTCCTTGTTGGAATCGACCACCATACTTCTTAGAAGACATGGTACCTCCGAAGTTCTAACTACGCGGTGTGTGTTTAGTACACCGTCTCGTACGTCGTGACCGCGTTTTCGAGCGGAGAACCCGTTGCATCTGTGGGAACTCCATCGTTCGCGTTCACCGTACGGGCGAAAAGAGACGCAACCTGGCTGAACAGCTTTTGCCGTTCCGCAAGAGTGCTTCTTTCCGGTAGGAAGAACTCCATGACACACGTGCAGTCATACGCCTTCGTCGGAGCCGGCTGAATACCGGTCATCGTAGAGGCGCTGGTCTGCTCGAGCGTCGGGAGGACAAGCTTCGCCTGAATCTTGTAGATGCGGCTCGCCTTAGTAGGCGGACGCACCGACATGGTCAGACGGGGGTAACCGATGGCGATTCCGCCAGACCGGTCAACCCAAGCCGAGATCCCGTTCGGGTTAATACCTTCGGGGTTCAGGGTGGTATCCACGCCCACCGTCGCACTCGTCGTAAGACGAGCGAGGCTGTGGTCGAGAATACCGGACAACTTCACTGCCGCAATAGCGGACATGAGTACTCCATAGTCGAACTGTGGATTACCATTGACCTCATCGGCCGAATACGCTCTTCACAAGAGCAATGGCGTTAGCTGCATGATACACGGAAGACAAACCAGTACCGAATTTGGGAAAAGTCTGAGTCGGAAAAGCAGTTAGCTTTGTCCGGCTAAGAAGAATCCCAGTTCGATGGTAGCTCCCATGCGTCACGTAGATTAACGTATTGTTCAGAGGAGAGACATTTCCGCCGTCAATGGAGGAAGCCACTACCTGACGAGTGAACAAGGTTTGTGATCCGTCGAGAAATTCTAGCCCATTCCATGCCGTTAAGGCATCTAGAAAGGGCCCGACGCCCACAAACCAGTCCACCACGAAAGAGAATGGCAATAACTCCCACCCGAGGCTGATGGGGTTTGCTAGTCCTACCTGGCTCAGAAAAGTCGATAGAGGCGACGCAATCCGATACCTAAGAACCATTTTGCAATGAGTAGAAGTCTGTATTTCACAGATCATTTTACTCGTGCAATTAGGGCTCGAAGGATTGGTAAGCGAAGTCTCATTCGAAAATGC